GCATTATTTAGAATTGCTATTTCTTGTCCTTTTATTAAGTTCATTTTCATTTAGATTTATTTCGCCCGACTCCGCTTTCTTTAAAAAAGCTCGGAGGACTAATTTATATTTATCGGTTTTATATCTTCTACTCATGTGTACATTTGCCCGTTTTGCCCGTAAATCATAGGGCCCCGACGCGTTCGATTTACAATGCCCATCGTAATAGATTGCTGGCCGCCGTTGCTGGATAATTGACTTGCGTTATTGGTGTTGTATTGCGGGAACCATCCTGAGTTATGGCAAATAAAATCCACCATTCGACGCTGCATAAATTCCGCTTTCTCTCGGTAGCTATCTCGTATTGTATCGGTGTCGGTTTTACCCGCAGGATTCGTGGTTTCAGAGGTTCGCTCTACTAATCCACCGTTATCAATTTTAACCTTAAGGAATGGGACGGCTTCGTACATCGCCCAATACATTACGACGGGCATGATATGTGTTTGTAAAAGCGTCAAATAGTTACCTGCGATAGTTGCGGCTGCCACATCATCGATGATCTTTTGATAAAGGTCAGTACCCAATACAGGTTGCAAGCGTATCGCTTGGGCGTCTAATATCGATGGTTTCAAGTATGCCCACTCTACGCTCTTATTTAGATGCGTGAATTGATTTATGTAGTCTTGATCGATTAATAATACAGGTGTTGGGATTGGCATATTATCGTGGTTTTAAAAATCCGTTATTTGGCATATCGTTCGGTAGTCTTGCAACCTTACCATCGTTAACTGGTAATCGATATTGGTCCCGATCTTTTGGCGAAATGTCCTTGATAATTAGCTGCGCCTCGCTCACCGTTATCTTCTTGTTGTTTTTACGCATGTAAATTTTGCGCTCCCAAAAATGGTGACACCTTGCACCTCCTTTGTAAAACCAAATATCATAAGTGCTTGTACCTTCGGGGCCAAAGCCGGGATTAACCGATCTATCTCCTGCCGCTTCGATGTCTTCTTTTCTGTAAACCTTACCTGCGCTGACCATTTTAACGCAGAACGATCTTGAATTTGACTTGTTACTCGACGGTGCATATCCATACCTGACCTTGAATAAATCGTTATCCTGTTCGCTCTTTCCGTTTGGATTGGAAGACAATACCGAAGCGAATTTAAACATGGTGTTTAGACCTTCGATTTGGTCATCATCATCGTTAATGTAGTCGACCTCACTTTCTTGAACTAACTCCCATTCTTCCAAGTCAATTACCTCTCCACACTCATCCAAATAATTACTAATCGCCTCGGCATCTTTACTTGGAATTTCCGCGCTTAATTGAGTTGGAACGGCTGTTGGATTTATTGGTTTTGTTTTAAATACACCGATTGCAATTTCAGGCGAGAAGCCAAGCATTTGCTCTATCAGCGTCGAGCCTTGATCTTGCGTGAGCGCACCGATATTAACTCTACTTATAATGTCAATCGCAGAAGTAATTTGAATGCCTGTATATGATTGATCGACCTCTGCCGCATCTACACCCACCTTATCACCCCATATTGGTTCAGCTATATTGAGGGACTGAAATAGCGGGGCAAGACCTCTCAGGATCACTTCGCGAAACGGAATTATTACAATTTGATTCATTAAGTCAGCGGCTTGTTTTAATTCGTCGCTATTTGATCCAAGCCCGCCACCATCACGAACGCCAAACATTAAAGGCGAAACAACACGATGCCCTATCATTATTTTCTCGGTGGATTCTGTAGATAAAAATTGATATTGCTTGTCCAAATCAGTGACCTGAACAGTTTCAACTTCGGGTGTCTCTTCGCCGGGATTATTATAAAATATTAAAACCGATCCCGCAACACTTTCACCCGTCACCCCATCCCGAATTTCTCTCTCAATGATTGTCTTTTGCTCAGGATCAGGCTCGCCCTTTTTCAATTTAATTATGTACGAAGGGGCTAATCCGTTTTTGATTGCGCTATTATGAAAAGTACCGATTCGCTTTTCAAGTTCAGCATATTCCACTGCTCCGATATAGTCGGGTTTGGAGTAATAAAATGAGCCCGGGCAAAACGGTCGTATCATTAAAATTTGTCGAGGGTGCGAAGCGATAGCACTAGGATCATTACTAAACGCTCGGATTTCTTGCGGCTTATTTTTTGGTCTACCAATCTCGCCCCAATTATCCGAATACCAAAAGTTAGGAATCACCCTTCCAACTCGCTCACCGCATCTAACGTTCTCGGTAGGTATGTGCTCGATAGATTTAATTGAACTTCCAGAACGCACAATTTCCAAAAAGAAATAACCGTGTATCTTAAATTCAATGCAGTTCTTTAAAAGAGTATCGTTGAATTTATATTCATCCAACACGCTCGATTCAACACCCGCTCCAAATATCATGTAAGCGATTGAATTAATTAGTGCGTGGTGAGTTGGGGATTCGTTGCTTAGATCGATTAGGTAATCGGGGTAATCGTTATTCACGCCGTAGTCAATCCACCCTTTGCGGTTAACCACATCGACATAATTATGTGGAGTGTATTTACTTAGGTTTATGCGTGAAACAACGTGGTTAGGCTTATTCATTTACTATGGTTTCGGGAATCGTTGGTGAATATACAACCTCTGCTATCGGTGTCGAATTTACGAAGATAGTACCGATTTCGTACACTCCGATAATTGCTGCGTTAACGGGGTTTAAATTGGTGGTTCCTGACTGGCCATAAATCACGTATGAATATTCTCCCGTTTCGGTTAATAATACGCTACCACCCACAGCGTTTAATACGTTGGTTCCAATACGTAGAAGTGAGTACCTTGAATTGTCACTTACGATGATTGGAATTAAATAATAAACCCCTGCATTATTGGTGTTGGTCAGTTGCAATAAGTACGATTCGGGATGCGTTGCGAAATCCTTCCATCGATCCTTTAATGTAACTGTAATTTCTTGAGCTGCCTCGTTTGGATTTATGTATAGCATTTGATTTTTTTAAATAAAAGGGGCGGTCATAACACCACCCCTTTTATATTATTCATCGCATCAATTCAAAATCAATACGCAGGTGAAATAACTATATTCACGAAATTGTCAAAAGGCACGGTGGTAAATGGAACCGCCATAATAGGAGACTCAGGTTCGTTCGCGGTGAAAGTAATTTCATAACCGCTCATGTCTCCTAATGCGTTACCTGTTACTGGCAGATTTCCAGCAGTAACATCAGCACCGTTCGCATAACCACACATAAATAAATTACCGTTATTATCCAGCACAAATACTACCACTTGTGAAGCGGTTATATTTTGCAAAGCTATTCGGTCAGCTGCACTAATCTTCTTGAGTCGTGCAACTACACTGTGCGCATAAAACACTGTTCCGTTCTCAGGCGATGCGGTGATCGCTGAGGTCATTTGAAGTGAACCCGAAGCGGGGTCAACTTCAAATCGGTGTAGTGTCGCAGCTGGGAGGAGGTTTATTGTCTGGCTTGTTCCTCCCTGTGTTATTTCGCCCGCAAAGTCCGACCAAAGACCAACGAAGAAGGTTTTGGCGCCTCCAACGCTTGTCTTACATTGTCTTAATCTACCGACGAATGAGCCACATTCTATACTCATTATGCGAGTGTCCAGTAAATGATTTCGGTTCTGAATCCGATCGCAGTGTCGCCACCCACAGTCATTCCAAAACGTACCGTCTTATCCAAATTTACCGCTTCCATATCAATCAAAGCAACCTCATTGAAGTCGGCAATTATTGAAGTTCCGAAAAGTAAGTTTGATTTACGAGCCGCCACAATATTGTTGTTCGCTAATCCCGGACATTCGATCAAAGGGATACCCATGAACATCGGTGTCGCAGTACGTTCGTAGAACATATCAGATGCACCCAATGCAGATTGAGCAAGTTGATAAAACCAGATCACCGAGGTCGGCACATACAAGTTTAAATCAACTGATCTCTGCGATAGAACAGCGGTAGGCAATGCGTTAACTACTGCTGTTAAGGTAGCTATAACGTTACCTGAAGTAATCGCTACACCTGTTAAGTCAGCCGTACCGATTTGAGCTAAGAATCCGTCAAACTCACCCGCAGTTGCGGCAGTTCCATCCCATATAATTTGCTCGATATAATCGGCAGCAATCGCAACCATACGTTGAAGCGTGAACGCTTCAAATGTAGCGGGTAATGTTTGACCGTTATACGAGGCTCCCATCATGGCGGAGTCCCAATCTTGAATAAAATCCTTTTTGCAAAATTGTTGCTGCCACTGGATTCGCTTTGGCGTCAAACTAATCTCAGTGATGGCAACTTCGCCCGTCGGAGTGAACTCGCAAGTTTCGTTGGCAAATGACGCGCCACCTGCATACTTTCGAATTACTTCTTTGTATGCGATGTTTAAATGCTGCTCAACGTTATCAATCGTTTTTGATGCTAGTAACGTGGCAGCAATATAATCCTTCGCGGCTTGACCCGCGTAGGTTGATGTGAGTGAATAGGTAGTAGCCATGATTTTTTATTTTCTTTTTTGTTTTTATTAATTTGATGGATTTTCCATAAACCAAGCGGATCGTTGTGATACACTCATTTTGTGCCAAGTAGCGGGACGAGTGCTAACGTCTGCTTTTTTATCGGCAGTGTCTTGAACTGATTTTACTTGTGCAGATAAAATAACATTCTCGGATTTCAACTTAGTAATTTCAGCCGTCTTAGCGGCAATAATTACAGCGTGATCCGCACTCAGTTTCGCGTTCTCAGCACTCAGCTTAGTGTTGCTCAATTTCATTTTGGATAAAGCCGCATCAAGTGCCGCTGTCGCAGCCGCAACCTCTTCCTCTTCCTCTTGTTTAGTGATCGAATCAATCAAGCCACTAACCACTTCGATGATCGTTCCGTCTTCAAGCGTGTGCGGACCCTCAGGTGCTGCACTTATCACTCCCTCGATATCAACGAATACCTCAACACCCTCAGCGAACTCATCCGCTTCGGTGAATATTTTCACGCCTTTATCCGTAACGGATTCTTTCATGAATTTGTAAGTTTTACCCGGTTCCACTGAGTGCTTTTGCACCAAGTTTCGGAGCTTTTCAAGAAAATCTTTCGTACTGTTGCTCATTTCATTATTGATTTATTATGATCATTTACACCTATGAGTGAGTACACCGCTTGATTTGTGTAAATTGCGGTTAAATAAATACATTATGGCAGTCGCTAAAATCAAAATACCTACTAATCAAAACGACATTACGCTCATCCAAGTGATGACTTACAACTCAAGCGCGTTAGATCGAATCGGAGTGGTTAAAACGTTCTGTTCAGGTGATGTAAATGAACTAAGTTTAGATGAGGCGGATTTAATTAGTGCCACCGTTTTAGAGTTATTAAACGATGGTCATCCTGTCTTTAATCCATTCGTAACGATTAATGATGTGACCTATGGATTTAACCCGAACTTACGTAAGATGAGCGTGTCGGAGTTCGTCGACTTAGATGAATATTGCAAGACACCAAACACGACAGCACATAATGCCATGAGTGTATTGTACCGACCCATCACGATGCGGATAGGGAAGAAGTACACTATTGAAAAGTATTCCGATACGAGGGCATTGGAATGTGCAGAGGAATTAAAACACATGCCATTTGATTTATATCGAGGTGCAATCGCTTTTTTTTTGATTTGTCAAAATCACTGCATGAACAATTTGAGCAAGTATTCCAACCTCCAGTGGAAGCAGTTGGCGAGTCAGGGAGTGATAGCCGAACTCAAGACACTTTTAGAGATAAGTGGGGATGGTACGACACCATTATGATAACCGCAAATAACGATCCCAGACTTGCCGAATATTGGTTAGACCAACCCATGACCGCACTACTTCAATACATGGCTTACATTCAAGATTTGCGCAGTAAAGATTCTATTCAGGTTTAGCCAAAATTGATTCGATATCTTTTAGTAAATCACTTAACTGAATCGACTCTTCACGTATCGGGAAGAAGCTGCCTTCAATCGAGAATCCTTTGAGTAATCCTGATTTGATTAGCTGCTCCCAAACGTCTTTGGAATACACTTTCATAGCGATCATCCAAGTACCTTCTGGTAACGAGAAACCGTAGTGCTTTGATTTATCCGTTTCGGCATTTTCGATGATCCACGACTCAACCGTCGTGACCCCACCCAAATCAATCTCGTGCTCGACATTAACCGAATTTTGCATTCCCGCCCGCATGTATTCGTAAGCCGACTCCTTAATTGTTTCCTTTGTGAAATAAACCAAGTAATCCACGCCCTCGTCGGTTCGCCTTAAGATTTGTTTATCTGGGATCATCGCGGGGCCAATAATCATCATTTGATCTTCGTCGATTTTGGCAAGTGTTAACTTCTGATTAAATGCAAAGTAGTCAACCTCCATTGCGGGCTCACCGACTAAGCTTATTTTGAATATTCCATTCCTCCGAATATCATCAATTGTGAGTTCAAATATTTCCATCGTTTTATAGTTTAGATATGTCTTTGATTTTTTGATTAGCTTCGTTAGAAGTCTTTACGTCTTCGCCTATCACATAGGTTTGAATTGCGTTTTGTTGATTTAAAAACGAGAAGTCAAGTGCAGCTTGAGGCGATTGCGCTTGAGGTGCTTGACCACCGCCCCCAACACTTCCAAAACCACCAACACCCGTTGATCCACCTCCACCGCCTTCAAATTTAGTTGAGGCAATTTGAGCAACCATACCTAAGCCTGATGTTATTGCTGCCGCGATTATATACGGCTTGGCCACAATTGGAGTGAGTGGGTCAGCTAATGCCAATGCTGCACCCGCGTATGTACTTGCCGTTGCTTCGGCTATTCGTAACGCTTTACTAAGATGGAATGCACGCTTTGCACGTTTTGAATCACCTCGTGAAAATAACTCGGCCAATCCTGCAAGAATGCCGAATGATTTAGTTGCGATTTTCTTTTTAAATTCCTCACCTGCCGCGTATAAATCTTCTCTCTTTTTAATGTCGGCGATCAATTGTTCATTCGTCACCCCCGAAGTTTGAACCATTGCCATCAACTCGTTCTCTCTGGCTGCTGCTGCGTCTTCTTGCCTTTTTAATAGTGCTTCCTTTTGTTTTTCCGTGATGCGGTCCATTGAGTCCGCATGATCTTTTTCACGTGCTTTTAACGCTGCTTCATTCGCTGCTTTTTGCTCAGACGCTTGTGTTTTGTCTAATGCGTTTATTTGTAATCCATATCCCGCACGAGCGTTTTGTAAATTAAGCAATCCCTTTTCCATTGCGGCCAATGCTTCGTCTGCTTCTGTCGAAACTTCCTCTGGGTCAAATATAAAGTTAGCCATATCATTCTTCAGGTCGGACAACCTCTTGTCGACAGTGCCCGCCAGATCTTCAGTAATTCCTAAAGCGTCTGAAGCCCAAGCTACCGCATCTAGCCATAACTTCATTGGTGTCATCACGAAGTCGATTATACCTGCAAGGATGCCTTTATTCCTTTTAGCTACTTCAATTTGGGATTGTTTTACGTTTTGCTGCGCTTCAATTTCAAGTTTCGCACTTGCTACGACTTCATCCGTTTGAGCGATTTTAATTTCTAATATTTCCCTTTCTGTTTTGCCCGAAGCCTTCAAAATATTCTCGGAATCCAATATTATTTGAAGCCCTTCTTTCGTTATTTTTAAATTCTCGGTAGCATGAGTTAGCTGAACTTTACTTTCTTGACTCGCGCCTGTAATAAACCCCTCAATACTTTCCCAATTCGCAGCGATTAAACCCACTGCCACAACCAGAGCACCTATTCCCGTTGCCAATAGTGCCGCCTTCATGCCTTTTAACCCAGTATTTGAAAGCTGAATCGACTCATACGCATCCTTAAAACCCATCGCAAGACCACCAGTCAGGTTATTTAAGATAGCCATCGCACCACCGTTCTTAGTTATGCGTTCGAGACCATCCGAACTCGCCTGTTGTGCACTAACTTTTACGCTATCGAGTTGGTTTTTGAGCTTCGATATTTGCGTCGATGCTCCACCCGCGTTAACCTTTACATCAATTATAACTTCTTGTGCCATCAGATTGCGATTTTACTAAATAACCAAGCCATAAATAGAGCCGCGCTTAAGCCGACGGAAAGTAAATACGTTGTTGTGTACACTGACCAAATCCAACCGTAACGCATTCGATTGTTTCCGTTGAAAAATAATGAACACGCGCTTTTGTCTGCGGGTAATTTCCGCATGATCTCAATCGTGCTTGGGATTATTTTGAGTTCTTCTAAGTTCATTTTAGTAAACGCAAATTGATTTAACCATGGTGTATTTTATTGCTGCTGTTGCCTTCACTCCATAAACAGGTAACCCCGCGCCACTAATCGCCATCAAGGATAATCGGTGTTGTGTCGTGTCGGTTGCCACATCTATTGCCAACTCGAATTTAGTGGAGTATGTCCCGATTTCTCTGAGCGTTGTTGATGGTGTTCCCGTGGTCGCTGCAAGTCCTCCCGTTTTACTCAAGCATAATAAATAATTCATGCTTTGTTGCCCAACTAAATTCGGAGTAGCTGTATTTAAATCGTAAAACGCGATGTTGATTTCAACGTTCCAAAGTGAATCATCAGGTAACACTAACCGGTTATTATTTATACCTTCCAAAAAGAACTCAATCGAATTGCCATTAGTTGAAAGATCACCTTCTGCCATTAATAAAATTACACCCCATTGCGCGCGACCTGCGAGTTCATCATCGATGCCGCACTCATTCCACCACCTACCACCCAAATGAAGCCCTGACCAATTAGCCAACGCTCGATTACCGAACACATGAGCATCTACCTTCTGCGCTACCGTATGTGAGAAGCCGTGAACCGTTCTAAATGCACCCTCTGAAATCGTGTGGTCTTGACCAATAATTGACGTTTGAGTTAATCCCGCAGGCGTGGCAACATTTCCAAACGATCCAACAATACCCGGTGCATTTCCCGCTCCTGATTTATTATTTGAACCTAGCGGTGAGTACACCGTTATCGGTTGTTTGCTAAAACATTTCACCCCATCCCATTCGTAGCCGAACTGTTCACAAGCGTATTCAGTACCTGCCGAAAGCGATCCGCCCCAATCGACGAACTCAATTGAACCATCATCGTTTTGATCGTGCGGTATGTATAATGGATCGACCTCTATATTGAGCACCTTAACCAATTCAACCATGGTTAACGCATCAACACCGACTCCATAATCTTGAATCTTGTTAATCCTCCAATAGGTATCTTTAATAAATATTCGTTCGTTAAATTGAAGCGTCAAGATATCAACCGAATTTAAATAAAAGTGTGCCTTCATAATTCTAGCACTACTTGAATATAGTTGATTTATGTATGAACGCCAATATAAATTGAATAGCGTTCGGTATGGCGTCGCTATAATATTATGGAATGGAGTTTCGGGGCCAAAGTTTAAATCGAAAGTAGTTACCTCAGCATTGGGAGTCGAGTAGTGACCCGCGAACGGATAGTAGTTAATTGTGTTAACTGTGACCGTCGCTTCATTGAGCACTTTTATATTCGTTGATGTATCTATTTTAGCCCAATG